TAGAAAAAGTAAACTAGACCTTTTATAGCCATTTTCAGTTGTCAAAGTACAGGTTTAATTTTTCATTTTAGGTCGTACCTAAGAGCAGGGTATAGCATTGTGCGTCCAATAAAACGGACAGCAGAAGGGAGCGTGAGAAAATGCCGAAAACGAATCTTGCGCAGAGCGCCACAAAGAAGAAAATGGCCTACGTTCGCGGAATGATGGCGGGAGGACAGGCGCAACAAAGTAAAGATCCGGCAGACCTGGCACCGAAGTATGGTGTCACGGAGAAAACGATACAAAACTGGATCAGAAAGCCGGAAAGAATGAATGTCGAGAACTTTTTCCGGCTGGCAGATGATCTTGGATTGAAGATCACAGTGGAGTTTAAGGAAATTCCGGAATAGGAGAAATATGAAAGAAAGAGTATTTAAGATCGGAGTCGCAATTATGGCACTTGGCGCAATGGCTATGAACTCGAAAGGAGTTGGCTGGATGATTGCCGCAGGAATGGTAATTGCTGGCGCGGTGATCGCACATGTGGCATACACACTCGCGAGAGTGGAAAAAGAGCGGAAGGAAACCGAGCACCGTATACAGCAACTTCGGAAATCTGCGTGAAAGGAGAGGAAATGCACATCAGCGGAATAAGACCCGTAAAACCGGACAGGCAGATCCTTAATCCAACGTACCCACGTAGGGATAAGAAAAATGAAGGGGATTTCGAGGATTTGTTAGAGACGGAAATAAAAAAGATGGAACCACAGAAGCCGTCCAAAGCACAGTGATTCCACCAATTGGGGGTTTTGTTTCTCTATATTTAGGAAAAACAAAAGAAAAAGTAAGTATTAAAAATAATACTGTATTTTTATTTTACAAGAAATAGATTGGATGTGCAAGTAAAATTATGAATTTATCACAGATTAAAAGCCTTGTAGCCGCTTACCAGAGTTGCAAGGACACAGAAAGAGTTATAAATGATGCCGGATCATTTCTGTTTATGGAAGCATCATGCCCACTGCTGGACAAGCCACGGGAAGAAATATTTGCGGCGCTGATCGATGGATTGAGCGATACTGACGCAGATCGCGTGTATGATCTGCTGCAACAAGGCAATGCAGAGGATATTTACCTTATCCGGATTGGAGCGTTGCATGAGTAATGTCCCGGATAATTATGATTTCTTCCAGCAACATGAAGCAGAGCAGGACGCGGAATTGGAGAAATGCCCGGTATGTTCCTGCTGTGGAGATCCGATCCAGGACGAATACCGTTATGTTATCGGAGACGAAAATTATTGCGAGGATTGTATGATCTCTTGTTTCCGGGTGCCGAATTTTTAAAGATAGGAGGGATGCGCGATATGAGCACACAGAATGTATTTGAAATATTGGATGCAATAAACGTAAATGATTATACGGAAGTAAAGGATACCGGTAAGGCAAAGCTGACCTATTTATCATGGTCGAAAGCATGGGAAGAGGTAAAAAAGCGTTTTCCAGAAGCTACATATGAAATCCGTAAGTTTGGAGAAAAAAGTCTGCCGTATGTGTATGACGAGAATACCGGTTACATGGTATTTACTACTGTAACCATCGAGGGTATTTCCCATGAAATGTGGCTGCCGGTGATGGACGGAAAGAATAAGGCAATGAAATCACAGCCGTATGAGTACAAAACAAAATACGGAAGTGGCCGTGTAGATGCCGCAACGATGTTTGACGTAAATACCGCAATCATGCGTTGTTTAACAAAGAATCTTGCAATGTTTGGACTCGGACTTTACATCTACAACGGAGAAGATCTTCCGAATATGGAAAAAGATGAAAACCTTACTAAACCGGTAGATGCTGCGCATATAAGCGCGCTGAAAAAACAAATGGAAAGAACCGGCGTGAGTGAAAAGAAACTGTTGTATGCGATTGGATGCAAATCTATGGAAACGATCACTATTAAGAGTTTTGAGCGCGCAATGGAGACGTTTAAGAATACACCGGATAAGGAAGTGGGTGCTTGATGGAAACAACCGGCAAACTTACCGGAGCCAGCAGGGCATTTGATGGGAACAGCATCATCTTAACGTTCGAGGTTGATGCTTCTGCATCCGGTCAAATTAAAGAAATGAAGAAAGATGATCTGCTTCGGATAAAGGCGGTTAAGTATCGCCAGAAACGTAGCCTTGATGCCAATGCATACGCATGGGTGCTTATGACCAAGATCGCTAACCATCCGGATATTTCTTCCAGTAAAGAAGAGGTATATGAGGATATGCTGCAGAAATACGGAACCTTTTATGAGGATGAGGGAGGATATATCACTATTACAGTCAAAAAGACGGTAGATATGACAAAGGTGTCTGGCCATTGGAAACATATTAAAGATAACGGTAATTTTGCAGCCTATCTGATGATCAAAGGTTCCAGCGAATACAACACCGCAGAAATGGCACATTTTATTGACCGGATCGTGGAAGAAGCACAGGAGCTTGGAATTGAGACAGCTACACCGGATGAATTGGAACGCATGAAGCAGGAATGGGGTGCAGCATGAAAAGGCTCTGGAGCGTATTTACAGATGATATGGACCACTGCTATTTTACTGGAACAGCTCCGGTGGAGAGACACCATATCTGGGGCGGTTCCAACCGGAAGAATAGCGAGAAGTATGGTTTTGTGATCCCACTCCGGCCGGATCTGCATCCGAATGGAGCACAGGCAGGGAAGAACGCTGCGGAAATAGACTTGAAACTTAAGCAAATGGCGCAGAAATATTTCGAAGAACACTGCGGAACCAGAGAGGACTTCCGGAGAATCTTTGGAAAATCGGTATTGTGAGGTGATTGAGTGATACAAATTAAAAATATTCCCTACGGGCATGAGAACGCTGTACAGCGTCCATCCAACCCGATAGAGGATCGGAGATTGAGAAGCAAAATCGAAAAGGCAAATCGTGATGCTGATTGCATTATAAATGTTGGGAATGGTTATTATCGCCCGATTCCCGGAGACCTGACCGATGAATCGGAGCTTAACGAATATCTTGCCAAGGAGTTATCCAGAGCGAGAAAAATATTATCTAAACGGCTGGCAATGCGCCAAACGTTCGAAAGGTGGCGAGAAATTGGAATACTTACTGATAATTCAAGGGAGACTGGATAATCTGAACGATTACATATCTGCAGAGCGCACGAACCGGTATAATGGAGCCCAGATGAAATCCCGGAGTGAAGCAGTTGTAATCAATGCGGTTCGGCAATGCATGAGGGGCGTGAAGATTGAAAAGCCGGTATACATGGAATACACCTGGTATGAGCGCAATAAGCGGAGGGATTTGGATAATATATCATCCTACGGGCGCAAAGTCATACAGGATTCACTGGTGTATGCTCACGTACTTAAAAATGACGGATGGAAAGAGATAACTGGTTTTTCAGATAAATTTTATGTAGATGCAAAGAATCCCCGGATTGAAGTGCTGATTCGGGAGGTGGAGTGATTGGATGGCAACTACATAAAGCTGAGCCGCGGGCTACTGGAATGGGAATGGTACACAGATATCAATACAACCCGGCTGTTTATCCATATGCTTCTGAAAGCCAACTGGAAGGATGGAAATTTCAAAGGGACAACGGTTCCACGTGGATCGTTTGTCTCATCCATCGGGAAGCTGTCGGGCGAAACAGGGCTTACGGAGCGCGAAATCCGTACCGCAATTTCACATCTGAAAAAGACAGGCGAAGTGACAAGCAAAACGACAAACAAATTTACTGTATTTACAGTGGTTAAGTACGATTTGTACCAGACAACCGACAAACAAAATGACAGGCAACCGACAAGCAACCGACATTCTAACGACATTCTAACGACAACAATAGAAGAAAAGAAAGAAGGGAAGAAGGAAAGAAACACACCCCCTATATCCCCCGTGGAGCGGTTTGCAGATTTTGCCGCAGTCTATCCGAAAACCTGCACTGGTTATCTGGCAGAGACGGAATACTGCAATGCGGTTGATGCCGGAGTGTCGGAAGCTGACCTGATTGCAGCAGCAAAGAATTATGCTATTGCCTGCCAGCGGAAAAAGACACCAGCCCGGTACATCAAGAATCCGGAGAACTTTTTGAAAGAAAACCTGTTTATGCAATACACGGAAGGAGCGGATAATGGACCAGCAGATGAAAAACATGATCAACGGAATACTGGAGCGCGTGAAAAATCGCTCAACGAACTGCTCGAAGAACGCGGATGTTCCAGAGAGTTCGAAGGGTTCTGATGTGTGCCCGGTCTGCAAGGGAAGTGAATGGATTCTGACCGAAAAGGACGGCATTGAAACAGCCGTGCCGTGTAAGTGCCGGGAGCGTGCAATCATGTTGCGGCGGCTGCGGTTTGCGGATATCCCGGAAGCATTCCGGGAAATGGAACTGAAAACATTTCGGATGGATGTGTACCGGGAGCGGGACAGCAGGAAGAAAGTGTCGGATGCCTGCCGGATCATAAAAGCGTACCTCGGGGATTTTGAGAACCAGAGGGAGCAGGGGATGGGACTGTTTATCTGGTCCCGGACAAAGGGCAGTGGGAAAACAAGGATTGCGGCAGGGATTGCAAACGAGCTGATGAAAAGCTATGCAGTCAAATTTGCGGTATCACTGACCATCCTGCAGGAAATCAAGAATACATGGCGGCGGGACGCGGAATACAGTGAGAGCCGTTTGCTGGATGAACTCTGCACCACAGATATCCTGGTCATTGATGATTTCGGAGTGGAACGGCCGGCAGACTGGATCAATGACAAGCTGTACCAGATCATCAATGAGCGTTATATAAACCGGAAAGTGACGATTTTCACAAGTAATGAATCTCTGGAAACGCTGCAGTATGATGACCGCATCACGAACCGGATCAAGGAGCGAACCTACCAGATCGCATTCCCGGAAGAAAGCGTGCGGGATCATATCGCAGAGCAGCACCAGGAAGATATGCTGCAAAAGCTTTTGGATGGGTAATGAGAAAGTGGCGAGATACCAGAAAGGAGAAATCAAAGAAATGAGTAATGCATTAAAACGGAAGAAAAAGCCAACATTTTTCACGAAGCAGGATACGAAGATCATCGGCCGGAACGATTTTGAAAAGCGCAATGCTGATAAGGTTGTAACAAAATCTTACAAGGATTTCGTGGCAATTGGTTATATTGTTCTTCATGACAAATTTGGGTTCGGACAGGCAAGAATCATCCGGTTGCAGGATTTTTTGAAATCCTACTTAGATGAAGCGGCATCCGGTGGGGAAAATGGCAAGGACTTGGCTGTTTATCTGAAAAGCAAATACGGAATCGACATCAAAGAAGAAGTCGGAAAAATTCCACAGAGACAGTTAATGAACCTGTATGCAAAGAAAGGTTTCTGTATCGAGCGTGAAGCATACAGGCTTTCCAGTGCATCGTTGTTTAACTATTTCGCGCTCACGCTTACGATTCTGAAAAAGGAATTTAAGCTGTCTGTGAAGCAGTTACAGCAGTTCACGGACAAGTTTATTGACTACATCGACACATTGGCTAATTACAAGCAGTTCCAGTTGGCCGTGCCGATGATAGCTGAAACGTTAGCTGATGAGATTAAGTTTGTGTGTGATTTGGAGGTTTAAAGATGTTGAATAAAGAAAAATATGCGAAAGAGATTTTAGACATGGCGTGTTCTGGAAATAGAATTGCCAAGCTTGCGGAAAGTGAGGATGTGTAGAAATGGGAGTTTTGCTTGCATTATCAACCATATTTATATGGGGTCGGCTGGTTAATATTGATTACGACCTAAAAGATATCAGCAAAGAGCTGAAAAAGATGAACGAAAGGAGAAATGATGGGAGATAGATATTTATTCCGCGGAAAGCGGATTGATAATGGCGAATGGGCGCATGGAAATCTCATACGGTCAAATGATGCCGAAGTTGGTTATGAAGCAATTATCATTCCAACAAATGACAGCAATATGTATACAAAAGGTGAGGGTAGAGGAGATTTAGGATTTGAAAATTGGCACAAAGTCGATAAAGATACCATCTGCCAGTGCACCGGACTTAAGGACAAGAATGGCAAGCTGATTTGGGAGAATGATATTGTAAAAGACTTATTTAGTGATGCTTGTGCACAAATCAAATACGGCAGTTATCAGAGTTGCTTTGATAGCACCAAAACTGAACATGTCGGATTTTATGTAGACTGGTCAGGCAAGTATACTAAAAGATACAGAAAAGATTTAGGTTATTGGATAAATATGGTTAATGCAGAGGTTATCGGCAACATATTTGACAACCCAGAACTGTTGGAAGTGTAACTATGACGGAGAATGAAGCAATCGAATTTATGAAAAGATATTTAGATGCTGATTGCTATACAGATAAATGCGTAAATGCGCACAATATGGCAATCAATGCACTTGAAGAAGTACAGCAGTACCGAGCAATCGGCACAATTGAGGAATGCCGGGCGGCTGTGGAACGTCAGAATCCGAGAGCTGCTATTACTGAAAAAGAAGATAATGGGATTAAAAAATATACATGTTATGCATGCGGTAGGTACATGGGTTGGTCAACTGGAACACTTCCTGCTCGTTATTGCTGGAAATGTGGTCAGAAATTGGATTGGGGTGATGAAGAATGAGTTAAAGACTTAAGCCATGCCCGCTTCGGGAACTGCCGGATGAAAAATGTGGCGCATGGACAGATGGAATGATTACGGCATATAACAAATATTTAAGCGAAGTTTTAGAAAGAAAGGAATAACGAATCCTCGGTAAACCGAGGTTGTGATTTATAGGTGTTAAAGAAATTGCATAAAGTCTGTGATAGTAGCGTTGACTACTCGATATAGGGTAAATTTGAAGTTGCGCACATATAGCATATTTGACTTATGTGAGTTTCAGGCGGTCAGCATGGGAAGCCGATACGGACTATCCACGATACATGGATTTGTAGCGTGGTGTTATGAAAAAATTAAAAGTATGTTGGGTAAGTGCAGGTATCAGCAGTTTTATGGCTGGATATTTAGCAGGAGATGTTGATGAATGGATTTACATTGACATTGCCGACCAACATGAGGACAGTATCAGATTTATCAAAGATTGCGAGAAAACAATCGGAAAGAAAATCAAAATGCTGAAATCAAGTGAGTACGGATGTGTAGAGGATTGCGTGAGGACATTCGGAGGATTCAGAAGTCCGGCAAATGGATTTGCACCCTGCACGAACTGGCTCAAAAAGAGAGTGAGAAAAGAGTGGGAGGAACGACATAAGGATTGTGAATTGACCTATGTCTGGGGTTTTGACCTTAAAGAGAAAAACCGGGCAGAGCGGACGATTGAAGCGAATCCGCAAGCCGCACACGAATTTCCACTGATTGACAAAAACCTCTCGAAAGAAGAGGTACATGGATTGTTTGAACGGACTTTTGATTTTGCCCGACCTTTGATGTATGACCTTGGCTATCCGAACAACAACTGTATCGGATGCGTCAAGGGCGGTATGGGATATTGGAATCGTATTCGAAAAGATTTCCCGGAAGTATTCGAAAGTCGGGCGAAGTTGGAAAGAGAAGTTGGTTATTCAATCCTTAAGGACGGCAAAGGGAATCCGGTATATCTGGATGAACTTGAACCGGACAGAGGTAACATGAACACAGAGATTTTCCCGGATTGTGGAATTATGTGTTATTTGGCGCAACAGTAAAAGGGGTGATTATTATATGGCGAATAGTACAGATATGGCATACAGACGAGATAATTTCATCTTGCAATTTCTCGATTCTGTATGCCAACCACCGAAAGAGTATTCGCAACAGGATATAGATGATTGTAACGATGCAATTGCAGAATATGAATGTCTGCTGCAATATGCTATTGATTGTAAAAACAAGAATGAGATCGCATTTTTGAGATCAGAAATTCAACACACAAAAGCTGAAAAGCGATATATCAAGAGAATGATGAAAAACAGAATGGAGCCTGCACTCACATAATTTTCACATGATAGAGAGTTTGCGATTGTTAAGACCGAAGCACTTGGGGAACACATAATGTTCTAATCGTAGTCGAGAGGTCGGGAGTTATGCTAGTGCGTAATTCTGTTTGGTTTCTGGGAATACTCGAAACCAATACCCAGCACATTCTCTTGATGAATTGCTTTCTGATGTTCCAAAGGACCAAATAATCGGAGACAATCTGATTCGGGCATGGAACATCATTAATAACAAAAACTATGAAACAATAGTGTGTTCTGTTTCCGGTGGTTCGGATAGCGACATTATGGTAGATATATGTGTTAAAGTAGATATTTACCACAAAATCCGATATGTATGCTTTAATACCGGACTGGAATACGGAGCAACAAAGGAACACATCAAATACTTAGAAGAAAAATATGGAATAAAGATTGAAATATTCGAAGCATGGCAACACGGAATGACGATCCCAAAAGCCTGTACGACATACGGACAACCGTTCTTGAGCAAAACCGTAAGCGAGTTTATAAGCAGATTGCAGAAACATAATTTTAAGTGGGAAGATAAACCATTTGAGGAATTGTATGCAGAATATCCGAAATGCAAATCAGCTTTAATGTGGTGGTGCAATTTAAAACCGGGCAAAAGAAATAATATCAGTTGGAATAAATGGCTCAAGGAATTTTTGATTGCAAACCCGCCAACATTCCGAATATCGAATAAATGTTGCGAAAAGGCAAAGAAAGATATTTCCCACGGAATAAAGTGTGATCTGATGATTACCGGCATACGGAAAGCAGAGGGTGGAGCAAGGGCGGCGTCTTACAAGAATTGCTATAGCCAAAAAGAGGGCAATGCAGACGAATACAGACCTTTATTCTGGTACACGAATGATGACAAGAAATGTTATGAGGAACATTACGGAATTGAACATAGCAAATGCTATACAGAATATGGGCTAAAGAGAACCGGTTGCTGTGGTTGTCCTTGTGGGCGAAACCTTGAATTTGAACTTGAAGTGCTGAAACAGCATGAGCCAAATTTGCACACAGCCGTATGTAATGTATTTAAAGATAGTTATGAATATACAAGAGAATATCATGCATTTTGCAATGAAATGAATAGGAAACAGAAGACATATTACCAAATGACAATAGACGAGTTTATTGAGAATTAAGAAAGGAGCCGGAACCTATCCGGATAAAAGGCGCGCCGGGTTCCTTTCAAAAAATGACATATAGAGAATTCTTAGAAACAAAAATTGAGCTGGCTACAGACAGCGGGTTTGTTGTAAAGCCAGAAAAAGTAAATAAGGTATTGAAGCCACACCAGAGGGATGCTGTGGTGTGGGCGCTCAAAGGCGGTAGGCGTGCACTGTTTGAGAGTTTTGGACTTGGAAAGACGGTACAGGAGATTGAGTTTTGCCACTTGGCAGCGGAGTACAGCGGTGGTCGTGCGTTGATCGTATTGCCGCTTGGGGTAAAGCAGGAGTTCACGCATGATGCGGTGGAAGTGCTTGGATATGAAAAGCCGGAATATTGTCGGACAATGGAAGAAGTGGAGCAGAGCACAAGCCAGATCGTATTGACAAATTATGAGCGTGTCCGGGATGGAGATATCCGACCAGACTACTTCACAGCGACATCCTTGGATGAAGCCAGTGTTTTAAGGAGTTTCGGAAGCAAGACTTATCAGACATTCTTGGATAAATTCAAGAACGTTCCGTATAAGCTGGTAGCCACGGCTACACCATCACCAAACAAATACAAAGAGCTGATCCATTATGCCGGATATCTGGAAGTGATGGATACCGGGCAGGCGTTGACGAGATTCTTCCAGCGCGACAGCACAAAAGCGAACAACCTCACATTGTACCCAAACATGGAAGATGAGTTTTGGATGTGGGTAAGCAGTTGGGCGCTTTTTATCACGAAACCTTCAGATCTCAATCCGGTATATTCCGATGAGGGATATGATCTGCCGCCGCTTGAAGTAAGATGGCATGAATTGCCGGTGCATTATGGCGATACTGCAGATCGGGACGGCCAGATGCAGTTATTTCAGGAAGCTGCCGAGGGATTGAAAGAAGCTGCGGCAGTGAAGCGGGAGAGCATTGACCGCCGCGTAACAGAAATGAAGCGGATTGTGGAAGAATCGCCTGAAGATCATTTTCTTTTATGGCATGATCTGGAAAATGAACGGCATGCAATCAAGAAAGCGTTGCCGGAAGTGGTGGATATCTACGGATCTATGGATTATGACCTGCGCGAGCAGAGGGTAATTGATTTCTCGAATGGACAGACAAAGTTGTTCGCTACGAAGAAATCATTATCTGGATCCGGATGTAATTTTCAGAGATATTGTCACCGGGAGATATTCCTTGGAATTGATTATGAGTTCAACGATTTTATTCAGGCGGTGCACCGGTGCTACAGATTTTTGCAGAAAAAACCGGTTGTGATCGACATTATTTACATGGAAAATGAGCGGCAGATCAAGGAAGCGTTGCTTGAAAAATGGAAGAATCACAATCACATGGTCGCAAAGATGATCGAGATTGTAAAGAAGTATGGTCTTAACTCGGAAAATAAGACACAGCGGTTAGAAAGGAAGATGGGCGTGGAAGGTAGCAGAGAAGAGAGAACAGTGAGAGGAAACCATTATGAAGCGGTATATGGGGATTGTGTAGAGGAAACCCGGGCAATGGAAACAAACAGCATCGATCTGATACATACCTCGATTCCATTCGGTAACCATTACGAGTACAGTGCCAATTATAACGATTTCGGGCATAACCAGAACACAGATCGGTTCTTTGAGCAGATGGATTTCCTTACACCGGAACTGCTTCGAGTGCTTAAGCCGGGGCGTGTGGCAGCAATCCATGTTAAAGATCGCGTATTATTTGGAAATGCAACTGGTACCGGGATGCCAACTATTGAACCATTTCATGCACAGTGCATCAGCCATTACATGAAGCATGGATTTCAATATTTCGGCATGATTACGGTCGTGACCGATGTAGTCCGTGAGAATAACCAGACATACCGCCTTGGATGGACGGAGCAGTGCAAGGACGGTTCCAAGATGGGTGTAGGATGTCCGGAATATATACTATTGTTCCGTAAACTTCCTACAGACAGAAGTACAGCTTATGCAGATGTACCGGTAAAGAAATCGAAAGAGGATTATACAAGAGCACAGTGGCAGATAGATGCACATGGTTATTGGAGATCGTCAGGAGACCGACTGATCAGCAAGGAAGAACTCAAAGATTTTCCGGTTGATAGCTTACAGACAGTGTACAGAGAGTATAGCCGCGGCAATGTATATAACTATGAGGATCATGTGAAACTTGCGGAAGATCTGGATAAGGACGGAAAGCTCCCGGCAACATTTATGGTTGTTGCACCGGGATCGTGGAATCAGTTGGAAGTATGGGATGATATCAACCGGATGCGTACCCTTAATACCACGCAGAGCCGCAGACGCGCTCAGATGCACGTATGCCCGTTACAGTTGGATATCGTGGAGAGAATCATCAACAGATACAGCAATGAGGGCGATACGGTCTATGATCCGTTCGGTGGCCTTATGACAGTACCAATGACGGCGGTTAAGATGCATCGGAACGGCAAGGGATGCGAACTGAATCCGGATTACTTCCGGGATGGCGTTGGGTATCTGCAGGCTGCGGAGAATGAAGTGGACGAGCCGACATTGTTTGATTTTATGGAGATACCGTCATGAAAGAAGAAACGCCGGAGAAAAAAGTAAAGTCATATAGTGAGCAGATCCGGAAAGAAATAGGCCAATGGAAGGACATAAACCAGAACGGGTGCAATGATCCGTTCTGGCCGGATGGCTGCAATATGAATCTCGTGAGAAACCATATCCTCTATTATCAGAGAAAAATTTCAGAAATCTGCGAGGAAAAGAATTTGCCATATCCAGAAGCATACTATTTTTCAGTACCTCCAGAGGTTGACAACTTCTATATGGCAAATCTGAAACAGAGAGATCGTGTTAAGCGGATATTTTACGGTGGGTATGTACCGGTAAGAAAGAAATATTACTACGATGAACAGCAGATATGTTTGTTTTAAACAGCCGGACACTGCAATGCCCGGCTCATGAGTGCTAAGACTCTATCACTATTGTCATTATAGCACTCACGCACACCATAGTAAAGGCTAGAATTGGAGGGTTATTATGACAAAAGGAGAGTTTACAAATAACTTAATATACGACATGGCCGGCTATTTGGATGCAGAAGGGACAGAAAGATTAAAGATGGCCCTTGCGTACAGGATGAAAGGTTTCCATCTGGTGCCGGATGAAACATTACCGACTACGGATGTAAGGGACAATGAGTGGATTCTTGGACGATACCATGTTGATCTGATCGCAGTCGGCAGGAAAGAGAAAACGATTGAAATGTACCTGTACACATTAAAGAAATTCTTTAATGAAACCGGACTTCATTATGCCGTTATGACCGGACAGGACGTAATGGATTATATTGCCATAAGGCAGTATCGGGACAAGATCTCGAAGTCATACGCCGGAAATATTCAGAAATGTTTATCCGCATTTGTCAAGTGGGCGTACCGGAAACACCATATCGACAAGGACATATACTGGGATATTGACAAGATCAAAATCCCGCAGAAGCGCAAGAAACGGCTTTCAGACTATGAGGTATCTAAGTGTAAAAATACGCTGAAAACCTTGCGCGAAAAGGCATTGTTGGAACTGATGCTTAGTGCCGGTCCTCGTGTGGGAGAGATCTGTAACTTAAAAATCGAGAATCTGGATTTTGAACGTGGCGAAATTCAGATTTACGGAGAAAAGAACAGTAAATGGCGTACTTGCTTTATGACACCGGATTGCAGGGTCGCTTTAGAGCAGTATATAAACGACAGAGCGGAAGGTTATGTATTTTTAAATAGCCGGAATGTGGAAACGGGAAAACCATTATGCAAAGCAACAATCGAAGAAATCGCAAAAGAGATCGCAGCACGTGCCGGATGCCGGAATGTTGCCACAGTGCATGTCTATCGTAAGACGTTTGCATCTAGGGAATATCTCCGAACAAAGGATATTTTATATGTATCGCACAGACTGGGGCATGCAAACACAGCGGTTACGGAGAAATACTACATCTGTGACGATATCTTGGCAGACCGGAAGATGGCAAACGTTGCTTAGTTATGTAAAGGGGGGAATGTTTAGTGGACGAAAAAGAAATATACGAAATTTGTCAGAGTGTAGATGCATTTATTGCGGACTATCTGGCAGAATCCATTATTAAGGGGACAAGCTACGATCTTATGGAAGCACACCACGGCATTCTTCCAATATCTCGAAATTGTTTCTACCGCCGCCGCAGGATCGTACAGCGGATCATTAAGCAAAGGTTAGGGCGGATCGAAGAGGAACAGAGCGGCCAGATGCGGATGGTGTGGTAAAAATTTCCATTTGACATAATCGAACACATGTTTTATCATTAGGCATATAAGGAGGTAGCAAATGGGAGAAAAGCCAAACAACGAGCTTACGGATAAAGAAAGAGAAATGTATGAGTATATTGTGAAGCACATGGAAGAAAATTTAATTTCTCCATCTTTTCAAGAAATCTGTAAAGGAGTAAACACAAAATCAAAGTCATGTGTGCATTATAGGCTTAAAAAGTTAATGGAAAAAGGCTATATAACTCTGCGAGAAGGGGAACCAAGAACAATTCGCCCAATTGGGTATAAATTAGTAAAAGAAAGCGAGGAGTAAAGAATGTATACAAAGTTGTTGTCAGTAATTGCCATTATAGAAATAATGTGGGGAACAATATTTTCGGTATTATGTGTACTGAAAATGACATTAGCTGATATTAAAATATCAGGTAAACTTGGAGGAATTGGAGGAGGACAAGAAGCCAATCTTGCACAAAGACACTATGCGCGATGCGGAATTTTGTACATAGTTTTTGGAAGCCTGCTGCAAATATATATGGTGTTTGCTGGAGACATAACAAGGGTTTCATTTTGGATAGCCACTGCAATTGTGGTTATTATACCTTCTGTATTTGCGGTATGGAGCACAAGAAGATATTTGAACCAACTGAAAAATGATATTAAACATTAAGATACTTTGAGAAGAGAGGAAAAACAACCTCTCTTTTTTCATGCCCTAAATTGGTACAAATCCTCTGAAAACCTGCTTTATAATTATGGTATGAGGTTAGAAATGTACCATTTGGCAGAGAAGAGGTGAGATAGTGGAGAATTATGAGAGAGCAGAACAGGACTACATGGGCGGTATGAAGTACAAAGATATAGCAGAGAAGTACGGAACCACTATCAACACTGTTAAGAGCTGGAAGAAACGGTATGGGTGGAATCGGGAAGATGGTGCACCCAAAAGTAAAAAGGTGTGCACACAAAAAGGCAAGGGTGCACCCAAGGCGGTAGCACCTATAGATGATGGTACAAAAGAAACATTACAGAATAATGAACTCACACCGGAACAGCAGATGTTTTGCATATATTACAGCCGGACATTTAATGCAACCCAAAGCTATTTGAATGCCTATGGGTGCAGCTATGAAGTAGCGAATGCGAAAGGACCTCTATTGGTAGTGAGAGATAGTGTTCACCGAGAAATAGAACGTCTGAAAGAAATCAAGCGTCAGCAGATAGTTGCTGGAACTGACGATATTGTGGAACTACAGATGCGTATTGCTTTTGCAGATATTGGAAACTATATGTCATTCGGGCAGAAAGAGATTGAGGATCCAGAGACAGGTATTGAATATATGATTAGCACTGTTGACCTGAAAGAATCAACGAACACAGATACACAGATTATCCAAGAGGTTAAGCGTGGAAAAGATGGTGTATCTATCAAGCTGGCAGACAGACAAAAGGCAATTGATTGGCTTACGATGTTCTTCGAGATGAATCCAACGGATAAGCACCGGAAAGAATTTGATAAGCACAAGCTTGATCTGGAACTGCTTAAGCTGGAGATGCAAGCTAAAGAGAGTGCAGACGATACACCAGAGCAGGACAACTTCTTGGATGCGCTGAATGAATCAGCAAAGGAAGCGTGGTCAGATGATTGATTGGACAGATTTTGACCGGCGGGCGCGTAAACTAAAAGAAAATGTGATGAAAAATGCCATCCGGATGAAGCAGAAGTATAAGCAGAACGGATTTGCGTTTAAGCCATTTTCGAGGAAGCAGAAGCAGGTACTTACATGGTGGTGCAAGGATTCCCCGGTAAATGGAGAGGACGGAATCATAGCAGATGGAGCAATCAGATCCGGAAAGACATTGTGTATGTCACTAAGCTATGTTTTGTGGGCAATGACTACGTTTAATATGCAGAATCTCGGCATGGCAGGAAAGACAATCGGATCATTCCGACGAAATGTGCTGTTCTGGTTGAAACTGATGCTTCGGAGTCGTGGTTATAAGGTGACAGATCATAGATCTGACAATATGGTTGAAATCAGCAAAGGCGATACAGTCAACTTCTTTTACATATTTGGTGGTAAGGATGAACGGTCGCAGGATCTGATTCAGGGTATCACGCTTGCCGGGATGTTCTTCGATGAAGTGGCACTGATGCCGGAGTCATTTGTGAACCAGGCAACCGGACGATGTTCTGTTGATGGTTCCAAGTTCTGGTTTAACTGTAACCCGGACAGTCCGAGCCATTGGTTCAAGCTGAATTGGATTGATAAGGCTGATGAAAAGAAGCTGATCTATCTTCATTTTACGATGGATGATAACTTGTCTCTGTCGGAGAGGATCAAGGAAAGATATAGGGCAATGTATAGCGGCGTGTTCTATGATCGCTTCATCCTTGGCTTATGGGTGATTGCAGAAGGATTGGTCTATGGTATGTTCGACAAGGAAAGGAACATCTTTCATGGAGAGTATGCGTATAGCTCACAGTCGTCTTATTACCTATCCATCGATTACGGAACTATGAACCCATTCGCGGTAGGCCTGATGGAACTGCAGAATAGCGGAAGGGTGCGGATGCTCCGGGAAGGTCATTACTCAGGTAGAGAAACCGGAGTGACCATAGATAATGAAGCATATTACAAGATGATCCAGGAGGTGGCGGGGGATTTCCCAATCACATCCATTGTCATTGATCCGTCAGCCGCAGCCATGAAAGCAACAATCCGGAAGTATGGAGAGTTTACCTGCACAGATGGAAATAATGATGTGTTGAATGGAATCCAAGAGGTAACGAAGTATTTGAATCTCGGTATGCTCCAGATACATGAGAGCTGCACCGAGACACAGAAAGAGTTTGGCGCATATGCATGGGATGAAAAGGCAGTAGGAGAGGATCGAGTGATTAAGGAATACGATCACCACATGGATCTTATCAGATATTTTATTTATACAGTAGCGCGCAGATATAACAGAGGACTTATATAAGGCGGTGAAATATGGGATTATTAGCAGCAATTAAAGGATTAGTGAGTAGAATGTTCCAATCAGAGATGCAGGATCAGTTCCATGTGACTGGTATTACATCCGGTGATATGCAGAAAGCAATACAGAATTGGATGCTGATCTATAAAGGAGAGCCGGATTGGGTAGACCCAGAAGAGGGTATCAGGACAATTAAATTTGCAAAGTTTGTGTGTGAGGAAATAGCACGCCTTGCTACGCTTGCTATAGATGTGACGTTTGATGGAACAAGGAAAGAGTATATGACACAGTTCTGGGAGAAATCTGTACATGATCATATCCGGGAGTGGACTGGCACCATGTGTGAATGTGGAACGGTCATTCTTAAACCGAATGGTGTTGGTGTGGACGTTGTAACGCCAGACCGATTTGAGATCACAGAGCTAGATGGAAACCACAATATAACCGGTATTGTATTCCAAGATGATTACCAAGAGGGCAAAGAGCATTACACTAAGCTGGAATATCACAGATTCTTTAATGCAAAGGTACGTATGACAGATGAAGAGAAGTATACAGATAAAACGTTTTATTCCATCTCGAATAGAGCATTTGTGTCGGAAAATTCCGGGGAACTTGGAAAACCTGTTGATCTGACCATGACAAAGTGGTCTGCTTTGCAGCCGGATGTGCATATAACAAAGAAGAGCGGAGACCAGATTGACTCGATGCTGTTTGGACTGTTCCGGATGCCATCTACAAATGATGTGGATCCAAAAAGCCCGCTTGGATTATCAGCATTTGCGGATGCTATCGAGGAGTTAAAAGATTTGGATATAGCATACAGCCGGAATGCAGAAGAAATCTTCGACAGCAGGCGATTGGTAATGGTGGACGATCGGTTGGTACAGAAGCCGGCATACAGGGATGAAAAGGGCGTGACTGTAAGACCAAAAGTGAAGCTGCCTAAGTTTTTTAGAGCAATGTCCGGGATGGACGCGGAAGAAACATACCACGAAGTCAACCCTCAGCTCAATACAGATGTAAGAAAAAGTGGAATCAATCAGCAGCTATCCCTTACCGGAGTAAAGTGTGGATTCTCAAACGGTTATTTTGTTATAGATGAAAAAACAGGAATGATAACAGCAACACAGGTGGAGTCAGATGATAGACGCACTATTCAGCTCATTAAAGACGTACGGGATGCAATGCAGGACTGCCTTGATGATTTGTTCTATGCGCAATCTGTATTTGCGGATTTGTACGGTCTTGCACCGGTTGGTGATTATGAGCCACAGTATGACTTCGGGGACATTACATACAATGAGGAAGAGGACAGAATGAGAAACCTCACACTCGCCAACTCCGGATATATTCCAAAGTGGCAGTATTTGGTCAGATTCGAAGGGTATTCAGAGGAAGATGCAAAGGCGGCTGTTGCAGAAGCAAGCGGATCACAAGAAAAAGGATTATTCAACGAGGAATAGACATGCAGTATAACCAAACTGTTGGATGCGCAGATATCCACATAGATACCAAAAGAATAGACAATAATATACGGAATGCGCAGAAGTTGTTGAATATGCAGATAGTTGCAGATTGTGATGAATACATACCAATGGCACAGGGAGCCTTGCGAAGATCGGCAAATTATCCGGATGGCATATATGGTGGACAAGTGGCATGGGATACTCCATATGCACATTACCAGTATATGGGGGAGCTGTACCTCACGGAAGACGGCCAATCTTTTGCGAATAAGGGAGAACGGAAGTACCCTACAGGGATGCCACTTGTACAACATACTTCTGGAACTACAGACCATTGGTTCGAGCGGGCGAAGGAAACACACGGAAAACAATGGCTTGAACTGGTAAAACGAGAGGCAGGAAAAGGATAGATGCTTACACCAGATTATTTTTATGGTAAGTCGGACAAGTTAATAGAGATGTACCAGGAGTTGGAAGATTGGATACTACAGGACATTGCCATGCGTTTGGTGGAATCCGAGAGCCTATCCGGAACAGCAGACCGCGAACTGTGGAAACTGCAGCAGATGGGATTGCACCGGCAGGAGATTGTAAAACGTATTTCGGAGTTGACAGGCAAGAGCCGGAATGAAGTGCGCCGGTTGTTGCGAGAGAGTGTGCTCACTTCATTTTCGGACGATAAGAGTGTACTTGAAGGGCTGGCAGATGTACAACCGCCGTTGCAGAATAACATGGTGATTGCTGCAATGAATGCTGAACTGATGAAGACATTCGGAGAGTTGAGCAATCTTACAAACACAACCATAGACCAATCGCAACGGGATCTGCTGAACCTTCTGAACGAAGTAGATTTTCGTGTGGCGAGTGGGTTGCAGTCCTACAGTAGTGCGATATGCGAGGTATTGGATCGGTATGCAGAAAACGGTATGCGCGTGGATTATCCAACCGGTTCCCGGAGATCGTTGGAAGCAGCCGTGCGCTGCTGCATAGTAACTTCGATGAATCAGACAGCTGCACAGGTTACGAATAAGTATATTGTGGAAGCTGGGGCAGAATATGTTCTGGTGTCCGCGCATATGGGCGCCCGGCATGACAAGAACAACCCTACAGGATTGCAGTCACATGATTGGTGGCAGGGAAAAGTATACAAGATTCGCGGTGCCGATCCGGATACGCCGAATCTACTTGAAGCGACCGGGTATGATATAGACCCACAGACCGGAGAGGGACATGTGGTTAATCCTCTGGGATTGCATGGATATAATTGCCGGCACTCGCACAAACCGTGGGATAAGTCTTTGCGCAATCCATATGTGGACGCAGACGGAAACCCGAAAATTGATGTGCATGAGAGCCAGCAGCTATATGATCTGCAGCAACAGCAAAGGGCAATGGAGCGCGCTATCCGAAAAATAAAACGGCAGTTACTTGTAAAAGAACAGGAGCTGAAAGCGTTCTCGAATGATGAGAACATTCGTGGAGATTATGATAAGCTGGCATACAGACTTCGGATGCAGAACCGGAAGTATGGAGAATTCTGTGCAGAGAACGATCTACAGAAACAGTATGATCGTGTTAAGATTGCCGGATTTAAAAAAGAGCAGGCTTCCAAGGCAAACAGCAGGGCAACCGTATTCAACAATGAAGAGTATAAAAAACACGAATCCAATCTTGGAACGAATATGGTAAGCAAAACCGATTTTTCCAGAATCATGGCAGACAAGTCGGAAAAGAAATTGTTTACACATTATTCGGATGCTGTAAAAAGAGGGGATGTGTCCCCTCTGGCTGATTATAAATTGTACCGAAAGACAGCTATGGAATTACAGGATAAATGTGTTGGACTTACTACTTCAAATGGTATAAAATTAAAAAGAAGATCCCTTCATTGTATAGATAGGGTTATTGGATCTGTTGAACAGCGGAGAAATGGCATTACAGTGGATGATGTTGTAAAGGCGCTTACATCACCAGAAACAGAAATTAGACCGGTGAGATATTCCAGGACGTCGGCAAGTCAGAAATTTATATACAAAAATGCAGAAGTAACAATCAATCCGGTTACTATGACTTTGATTCAGGTAAATCCACATCACAGGGAGAAATGATATTATGAATATTGCAAAAAAAGATATAGAGACATTAGAAAAATATATCCCGAATATACATGAAATGTTATCTGTTAAAAGCGTCACAGATATTTTGGAGATGATAGATGACTTGATTATCGATGATATTCTGGAGCATGACGATGAGCCGAGTAATACCGGCAGGGAATTGCAACTGATTTATGATAGAATTCAAAGAGATAATTGAGAGTTTGGTACAAATCCAAGTAGGATATGATGTATGATAATAATGCAGATGGATTTCTTCTCATTGGTCATCTGCTAAACCTCCTTTTTATTCATAAACTCGTTAAAGGCGTCTTGAAATACAGGCGCTTTTTGCGTGTCAAAATTGGTACAAATCTTTTATAATCCTGTGTTACAATAAATTTAACAAATAAATAAGCACCGGACGGAGAGTAGGAATCTGTTCGCTACCCTACAACAATTATAGGATGACCGATATGGCACGTCCTGTTTTGGGCGTGCCTTTTTATTTGTTTTTTGCCAGCTATGGAGTAAATAGCAACTCACTTGTGCCGGACTGACCGGAGCAACAACTTGGAAAGAGAGAGGTAAGAGACATGGTAAAGATTATCAGCGAGTTGGAAAAAATTGGGTTTGAGATCACGGACGAACAGAAGGAATCTATCAAGAAGAGTATTGGTGAGGAATTGTATTCCAAGCAGGAACTTGATAAGAAGATCTCGAAAGTTGAAACCGAGCGTGACAACTACAAAAAGCGCGCAGATACCGCGGAGGACACCTTGAAAGGGTTCGAGGGCAAAGATTTTGACGAAATCACGAAAGATCGTGACGAGTGGAAAAGAAAAGCGGAACAGGCAGAAAAAGATTTCAATGCCAAAATTGCCGAGCGCGATAAAAACGATTTGTTGGAAAAGGCTTTCAAGGATATTAAATTTTCTTCTGAATCTGCAAAGAAAGCTGTTATGGCAGACATTGCAGCAAGCGTGACGGTGAAGGATGGGAAACTGATCGGTTTTAATGATTTGCTGGATGAAGCAAAAAAGAATGATGCAGGCGCATTTGTTGACGAGCAGAGCCGGCAGAGCGATCAGAATCAGGCAACATTTACTACACCGATGGGAAGCGGCACTCATACCGAGCCGATTACTGGTGATCCGAATAAGATGGATTTTGCTACGTACAAGAAGTGGCGTGAGCAGAATCAATAATTTTTTGAGGAGGAATATTATGGCAAACAAAATTTTAACACCGCAGATTATTGCAAATGAAGCATTGATGGTACTGCAGAGCAACCTTACAATGGCGAATCTTGTACATAGAGATTATTCCGGTGAGTTTGTAAAGGTTGGAGATACCATCACTGTACGAAAACCGGCTACGTTTGTGGCTAAGAACTTTACGGGACAGACAGAAGCGCAGGACATTACAGAGGGTTCTGTAACCGTTAAGATGGACCGATTCAGAGATATCACGGTCAATGTTGGGTCTAAAGAAATGACATTAGACATTAAAAACTTCTCTGAGCAGGTGATAACACCAGCAATGCAGGCTATGGCACAACAGATTGATGCGGATCTTCTGGCAGTAGGCATTTCTAAGGCTGGAAAGAAAGCAACTGTATCTAAGACACCGGCCATTACGGATATCGCAGGCGTAGGTAAAGCACTGGATCAGGCAAAAGCCCCACGTACAGACAGACGATTAGTCCTTCCGCCGACTATTCTGTACCAGTACAACACACTGGACAATTTTGCAAAACAGTGCTACAAGGGCGATTCTATTGCCTTGAAAGAGTCTGAAATTGGCAAGGTTTACACCTGCGAAACTTTCATGTCGCAGAACTGCCCGGAAAATCAGAATAATAAGGCAGGAACAGCTACTTCATACAAAGTAGCAGGAACCAAGGATGCCACTCAGTTCACAGTATCTTCTGGAAAGGCAGAAACCGCAACCATTAACAAGGGAGATCAGCTGATTGTTAACGGATATCTGTATACTATTACCGACAATGTGACACTTTCCGGTGGTGCTGGAACTGTAAAAGTGGATCAGAACATTCCGGAAACTGTAGCTGAAACAGACGCGTTTGTCGTAAGCAAGGCACACGCTCTTGGATTCCACAGAAATGGTCTTGCACTTGTAACACGTAACCTTGAACTGCCGATGGGCAACAAGAACGCTTACATTGCATCTGCCGATGGCTTGGGTGTTCGTGTTGTATTCGATTACGACTCTGACCATAAGCAGGACAAGATCTCTTTTGATATCATTTACGGCATCAAGGAACTCAACGAGAACCTGCTTGTTGACTTTTCATAAGGAAAGGGGATTTCCGATGGGATATACCACATATGACTTCTACAAAGAAAAATACTATGGGGATTCTATCAAGGAATCCCTTTTCCCCAAGTGGGAAGACCGAGCCACCGATAAGCTGGATCAGTTGACCTATGGAAATATCAATGATGAAACCCAAGCAGAGTTTGACGAGCGAATCCAGAAAGCTACCTGTGCATTGGCAGATCTGCTCTATAAGATCGACTTTAAAACCAATCATGCGAATGATCCACAGGAGGGCAATGTAAAGTCCATGTCTTCGGGCGGTCAGTCGATCAGTTTCGGGACAAATGAAACTCTTGTTGATAAGGTGCTGAATGACAAGGTGGCACAAAACCGGTTGTGTTACGACACGGTATGCGAATACCTGTCCGGCACCGGATTGCTTTATGCGGGGGTGGAATGATGCTTTTAAAGAGATTATTTTGCAAGCACAAAATGATGCCGTATGCGTACATGGACGTTCGCACCCGCGGCAACCATTACGTCCGGAAACATATCTGGAAATGTACGAAATGCGGGAAGGAGAGTTGCCACTGATGGGGCTTGGATTGTTTTACAACGACAAAGTTACGCTGTTTAACTACTTCTGTGATCCGGACACCGAGGAGGAGAAGTGCTATTTGACCTTATTGGAGAATGTGAACCTTGTGGAAACCAAGGGCGCGAATGTAACCAAGAGCGGCATGGATAGCGCGGATGCTGTGAAGCTGTATATCGATTTTGCCAGCCTTGGCAAAATGGGAAAGCCATACATGGAGCCGAAAGCATGGGATGCACTTCCGGACGATGAGAAGTCGAACTATATCACATTCCACCCGACAGATGATTTTTTCATTAAAGGCGATCATATCGACTTGGAGCTTCCAGATTCCGGTGTTTACGAATGGGCACATGACAATCTGGATTCTGTATACAAAGTAACGACGGTAGACCGGTATGAGGACATCATGCCGCATTTTGAGGTTGGAGGTGTGTGATGGAAGAGACAGAGAAACTTACCATAAAAGACGCAGAGAGCGCGCAAAACGCAGTGCTGGATTTGATTTTGAAGTATCCGGATTTTCCGATGAACTTTAAAGCCAGCAACAGAAATGTGAAGTGGAACGGCATTAATGCGGATACTTCCATCGGGATTTTCCCATTATCTGGTGCGAGATACATAAAGAAATATGTGAGTGGCAGCTATACAGCACAGATGCCATTCCAAATTGTATACCGCAGTTCCCCAACAAGCAACAAAACATCCATTGATGCACAGATGGTTCTGGAGAATTTGAGCAAATGGCTGGAAGATACCGGCATTGAATTTGCTGATCCACACATGACATTACAGGAAATCGCACGTACATCTGTAGTCCTGCCAATTATGCAGGATGAAAAACAGATGGGTTACGGCGTAAATATGCAACTTATATATTTTTACAAAAAATAACAGGAGGAAATATACATGGCATTAGATCGTACCAACATGGTGTCCTTATTAGACATCGGAACGCTTACAGGCTCTGCAGAGAAAATTGCGGAGATGGGCGATGGATTCACAGAGATCACAGAAGATCTGGGACCTAACACAGAATCTAAACAGTATGTAAACATGAAAAATGCATCTAACACGGTAAAGGGATATGCGCTCTCCATGACGCCATCCCGTGAATATCTGTCTGATGAGATGCAGAAATGTATTGACACGCTTTTTAAAACTCTGCCTACTGGTGAGAAGTGCAATACAAATTATTACCGTTTCTACAAGACAGATATTACAGGTGGAACAGGTGATTGTATGCGGTTTCCTGTGACGGTGTGCCCGTCCAGTACCGGTGGCGCCGGAGGGGATGCACATACATCCTCGATCCAGATCAACGGGAATGGAGATCCGGAGCTTGGAACAATCACTATCGGTACGGATGGCTCTTTCACTTGGAAGAAAAAGGATGCTGATTAAAAATAGGTGTTAATTAAAATTAACATATTCGGGGTGCGTACCTCTCTTTCGCGCCCCGGATTAAGAGAGGATGGTAATTTATGGCAGATATTAAAAATATTTCTTTTGATAATGGAATTAAGAAAATCGAAGTGAATGACGTGGACGGGAACCATATCACAACACTTTTGATCAATACGGCGGATGCGGCCACAGTAAAGAGATTTGTGGAGCTGGCCAATAATCTGGAAGATGTAGTCAATTCCGGCGAGGATAAGATTGCAGTCTACAAAGAAAAGTACAAGGAATACGAACATAAAGAGTTTGATGATCTTCCGGACGATGTGAAAACGAATATTATCGTGGATGCTTCAGACATGCACATTGGTATTCTGGAGGGAATGATCCGGGAAATTGATGCACTGTTCGGAAAAGATACCATTAAAAATGTTTTCCATGAGTGCTATGAATTGAATGAGAATTTCGTGCCGGATGAAGATGCTTTGGTAGATTTCGTGAACACTGTAATGCCGGTGATGAACGAATTGTTTAAGACGAGAACAGAAGCAATCCACAGGAAGTATTCTCCGAACCGTAAAGCACGGAGAAACAGACACAACAAGAGCAAAAACCAGTTAATTCAGGAATATAAGGACGCAAAGAAGAATGAATAATGTTTTTCTCGATGATCTGCCGGAAGAGTGGCACGGGTACAAAGTGAATACAGATTTTACGATTGGCATCCAGATGCTGCAGGCGAAATATGATCGCGCTCTGACGGATTACGAGAAAAGTGATATGTTCGTGTGGCTCATGTTTGCTGATGAAGATGAGAACGGGGAAGAGCATCTTCGGGATCATCCACAGGGGAAAGATCTTGGCGAATGTGTAGAGTGGTTCCTCTCCGGTTGGTTCCATGACAACCCGGACCCGGACGGGGACAAGACACGCGTGGTTGACTACGATGTTGACCAATGGCGCATCTATGCTGATTTCCGGCAGACCTACGGTATAGATCTTGCCACCACGGATATGCACTGGTGGATGTTCTGCGGATTATTGTGGAATATGCCATACAAACTTTCCAGCTTTTTACAGGTGGTATCGAAGCGGCAGGAGAAGCCCGACAACAATACATCGGCAGAATATCGCAAGGCATTGCGCAAGGCGCAGAAGATCTATGCATTGGAGCAGCCGGAAGAAAAGAGAGAGTACACGGCAGAAGAAAAAGCCAAAATTGACGATTATGATCGCATGATGGCAGAAATTCGCGGCAGAAAGTAGGTGAGCGGATGGCAGATTATGATGGCAGCATAAGAATAAACACACAAATTGATACGAAAAACGCATCCAGCCAGATGCTACGTTTGGAGAACCAAATTTCCAAGGCTGCCAAGAAAGCGGCAGATCTTACCGAAAAAATGCGGCAGATGGAGAATCAGAAAGCTCCTACAGAGGAATTTAAAGCTGTGCAGGAACAAATTGATGATGCACAGAAAAAACTTGATTCCCTAAATGCAAAAATGGAAAAATTTGTGCAAACCGGCGGGAAAACAGATAGTCGTACTTTTAAGGGAATGAAGTATGATGCAGATCAGCTGATTAAGACGATTGAATATGCAAAAGGCGAAATGGCAGATATGCAATCCAGCGGCGGGGCATACATGAACGTTGGAGATGTGCAAGAAACCGATGCATATAAAAAAATGGCATCTGATTTATCGGATGCAAATGCAAAAGTTTCGGAGCTGTCGCGGAAACAAGAAGAACTTGCTTCCAAAGAATCTAAAGTTGGCGCACAAGCGGATAAAAGCAAAGGGAAAACATCGGGCTGGTTAGATTCTTTCAAGTCTAAGGCTAAAGCTACAGGCGAGAAGGTTTCTGGACTGGCATCCCGCTTGAAATCCGCAGGAGCATCTTTTAAAAATTTTATATCTCATGGAAAAAGTGGAAGTGGAATGCTGGGAACATTCGCTTCCAGATTAAGAGGAATCGCTCTTTCCATGTTTGTGTTTAACTGGATCACCAAGGCATGGAATGCAATGCTTTCTGCTATAAAAGACGGGACAGGAAATATTGCAAAATATTCGGGAGATGTAAATGCCAAAATGTCACAGCTAACAAGTGCTGTGGCAACTCTTAAGAATGCATTTGGGGCGTTAGCTGCTCCGATTATCAGTGCTGTTGCCCCAGCACTTACTTCGCTGATAAATATGCTCACCGGAGCATTGAATAAGATAAACCAGTTTATATCTGCACTTACTGGCGGAAAAACATGGATAAAAGCAACGAAACAAGTAAAAAATTATGCCGGCGGATTAAAATCTGCATCTTCTGGCGCGGAAAAAGCGGCGAAATCGGCCAAAAAGTTAAAGGGACAATTACAATCTTTTAACGAATTAAATGTGATTAGTTCGAACGATTCTGGCGGATCTGGTGGTGGATCTGGCGGAGGTGGGGGTGGCGGAGTTGGAGATATGTTCACGACAGAGAACATTGATCCGAAAATTGCCAGCCTTGCAAAGAAGATAAAAGAAATTCTTAAAACCGATGACTGGTCTGAAATCGGAGAAATGCTTGGGAAAAAGCTGAATGATGCGCTGGCCGGAATTCCCTGGAACGGAATAAAAAAGCAGGCACGCCATATAGCAAGTGGCATTGCAACCTTATTAAATGGATTTCTTGATGGAACAAACTGGGAACTTGTTGGAAGCACTATTGCAGAAGGACTCAATACAGCTATTGCGTTTGCACAGACGTTTGTACATAAATTCGATTTTAAACAGTTTGGTAAATCTATAGGGGAAACATTTACAGGAATTTTACGGACGTTCGATTGGAGCGGTTTAGGAGATACTCTTGGAACTGCAGTTACTGGTCTGTTCGATACGCTTAATGGAATTTTTTATAATACCGATTGGAAAGCACTTGGAAAAGGAATTATTGATGGAATTGGAGCTTTTTTCAAGGCAATAAAGTGGAAGAGTATTGGAAAATCTATAAGCGGAGCACTACATTCTCTCTTAACTTTTTTTACCGGTGCAGTAAAGGAAATAGATTGGAAAAAGACCATTGAATACATTGGAACATCAATCGTAGATTTCTTTAAAGGATTTGACTGGAAGGGGCTTGCTGGTGATATTGGAGAGTTCCTTGGAACAGCTCTTAAATCCGCAATTGATCTCGCAAAAGCTATTGGAGAACTGATTGCGGACGGATTTAATAATGCAAAAGAATATTTCCAAGACAAGATAGAAGAATGCGGAGGTAATATACCCAAAGGAATTTTAAAAGGAATAACAGATGCTCTGAAAAATATTGGAACATGGATTAAGAAAAATATATTTGATCCATTTGTGAAAGGATTTAAAGATGCGTTTGGTATCCATTCTCCGGCAAAAAAGATGAAGCCTATTGGAAAGAATATATTTCTTGGTGTAATTGATGGTTGGAAAGAAAAGATAAAATCATTTAGCTTTTCAAAGTTAGCAAAGGAAGCCCTTAAGTTAATCCAAACGGGATTTAATGGGGCAAAATCCGTAGTAAATGTTGCAATTTCTTTGATAAAAAAAGGCTGGACTACATTAAAAAAATTTGTCGGAGAAATAGGGGCGAAAGCCTTTTCTCTTGCAAAAAAAGGCTGGACTACAGTATCTAAGTTTGTTGGAGAGATCGGCAAAAAAACATTTTCTCTTGCAAAAAAAGGCTGGACTACAGTATCTAAGTTTGTTGGAGAAATTGGTAAAAAAGGCTTTGGGCTGAAAAAGGATGGCTGGACTACCTTAAATAAGTATGTAGGAAAGCTGGATAAAGTAGCCGTGAAATTATATAAGAGCGGTTGGAAATCAATAAACAGCTTTGTGGGAACCACGGTAAAAGTTGGAATCCAGTTGATAAAAGATGGATGGAGCAGTTTTAAGAACTGGCTTGGAATTGGAAATGATAATTCTTCATCGAAGAAAAAAACATCCAAGAAAGCTGGCGGTGGAATCTATACCGGTGGTATGTGGCATAACATAGCACATTATGCAGTCGGAACCGAGAACGCACCGGCCGGACAGCTTTTTATCGCGCGTGAAGCAGGACCGGAGCTTGTCGGAACAATTGCAGGACATACGTCCGTTATGAACAATGACCAGATTGTGGCATCTGTATCGGATGGAGTTGCGCGTGCGGTACGATCTGTAATGGCATCCGGAAATCAAAAAGTAAACGTTCTGTTTAAAGTGGAAGGAGATCCGAATGGAATCTTCCGTGTGACGCAGCAAAAAGCCAATGAATACTACCGGGCAACCGGAAACCCAGCATTTTTATTTTAGGAGGTGGATTGAATGGGATACGGCGGTTATTTAATTAAAGTCGGAAATTACACAGTTCCATTTGACTGTATACTGGCCAGCACATTTCAGTCCCCTCTCCTGGGGCAGGATAAGGATTCTTATAATGACGATAATGGAAAATTGCATAGAACGGCATTAAAGAACCAGGTCCTTAAGGCAGAGTGGCAGACTCCTACCATGAACGAAAAGAAGTTTAATGCATTTATGAGTAACATAAATAAACAATATGTGGAGCAACGGCGCGAAAAGAAATGTCTTGTGACGGCATGGTGTCCGGAAATTATGAAGTATGTGACTATGCATTGCTATGTTCCGGATATTACTCCGATAGTAGCATATGCAGATGAAAAAACGATTGAATATGACGGCTGGCGAATTGCTTTTATCGGATATGGCGGTGAGATTTTATGATAGGTGGCAAAAACAAGGAGCTTTATTATGAAAGCTCGATTGATAAGCAACTTAATATAGAAGTAATCGGAACGAAACATGTGATTGACAACTCTATGAGAGAGCAGGACACATTCACATTGACCGAAACTCTGAATGACGGCACGGAACTGAAATTCGGTTCTTGCTTGCCGAACCAGATTTCTTTTACCGGACGTGAGGTACCAATTGCCACAAAAGGCATGAAGCTACGTGTGGCGGAAACTCTGGAAGGGAATGAGGATGATCCGTTTGAATATGGTACATATACGGTACAGTCAGACACGCCTACCGCAGACCGGACGAAACGCCAGATCACAGCGTATGATGCCATGTACGATATTATCAACGCTGACGTGAAAAGCTGGTATGATGGATTGACATTTCCAATGACTCTTAGGCAGTTCCGTGACAGCTTTTTTTCGCATCTTGGAATTGAGCAGAAAGAAGCAAGCCTTGTAAATGATGAAATGACAGTAAATAAGACATTGACCACTACACAGGCAGAGGATTCCAGCGTGACCGCAGAAGCTACGATAAGCGGCAAGACAATCATCGAAGCGATTTGTGAGATCAACGGGGCATTTGGAAATATCGGGAGAGGCGGTAGATTTGAGTATGTGATTTTAAAGGCGATTACATCTGCACTGTATCCGGCAGAAGATCTGTATCCACGTGAAGATCTCTTTCCATCGGATGCAAACACTGAAAGTATGACTGGGCATTATATCACATTTGACTATGAAGCGTTCCAAAGCCAAGCAATAACACAGTTGGAGATCCGGGCAGATGATTCTACTGCCGGGGCTATTGTGGGAACATCTGGAAACAATTATGTTATTTCCGGCAACTTCCTTATAAGCGACAAGACTGGGGCTGAAATGAAGCAGATTGCGAATAATCTGCTGCCGGTAATTGCACAGGCAGCATACACCCCGATAAAGAGCAGCGAGTGTGTGGGGAATCCGTGTTTAGAGTTGGGAGATCCAATCCGGTTTAATACGAGCCGGGAGATTGTGGAGTCTTATATTCTGCAGCGAACCCTTACTGGTGTGCAAAGCAAGCGTGACTCGATTGTATCTACAGGAACAGAAAAACATACCGCGCAGAACCAAACCACGCGAGAAATGGTGGAGTCGATAAAAAGACGAACACATGCACTGGAAGAAACCGCCGATCATATGCAATCAACGTATGAGGATTTAGAGGAACAGACAAACTCTAAGTTTGAGCAGACCGCAAAAAGCATTTCTGCAGAAGTCAATCGTGCACAAAAAGCGGAAGGGCAATTAGACGCATCATTGGAATTGAAGTTAGGCAGAGACGAGAACGACCAAGTTATTTCGATGATTAATGCCAGTGCTGACCAAATTGTGCTACGAGGAAACAGATTGATTGTAGAATGTAACAACTTTGAGCTGGACGCTCTTGGGCGAGTGCATATTGTAGATTCTCTGCTTTTTGACAGCGGTGAGGTATCTGGTGTAGAGATATTAGGACATGATGGAAGAAATAATGCATTATTGCAGAATGTTAAGTTGGACTTGTCATCTGTTACTGACGCAAACGGGGAAAACTTGGTGACAGAAAGTTATGTTGACAATTCGCTGAGCAACTACGCAACTAAAAGCGAATTGCCAAGTGGGTATTTTACAGATGTAGACTATACACTTAATAATAACTCTACAACCAAGTATTCGCCTAGACACTTTAATAAAATGTCTGATTTTGGTTCAAGGGAAAGTACCTTGGATATCGAGGGTCTTTTGATTTCTATTCCGAGTTCCGATAAAAGGCTGAAAAATAATATACAATCATTAAGGGATATTAAAAGCGTTTATATGGCAATGCGCCCAGTTGAGTATACATGGAAATCCGGATATATCACGCAACACACAGGCTTACAGTTTGGTTTAATTGCGCAGGATTTAGAGAAGATTTTGCAGGATGCCGGATTGTCCGATAGCGGACTTGTACTAAAAGAAGATGCCGAAGAAGATGAAAAAGCAATTCACGGAGATTCAAAGACATGGAAAATCGACAAGGAAAATCTCCATGCAATGCACATACAGATGATCCAGATGCAGCAGAAAGAAATCGAACTTTTGCAGCAGAAAAACGAAGATCTGGAACGCAGATTATCAGCGTTAGAAAGGAGTGTGAGCCATGCAGAAAATATATAGTCGTATCAACTGGGAGAATTTTCCAAGTGAAAAAACAGCGGTAAATGAATCCAATCTTAATAAGATGGACTTGGCGATTGACAATCTGGATGATCGTGTGGTTGCTATGGATGCGTCTAAAGTTGACTTGACCAAAGCTAACGAACTTGTAAAGGAAATCCTTTGGGATGAATCCAACGGAACGCTGACGGTGGTTAAGATGAATGGTTCCAAGGCTGTGATTGACACAAAATTGGAAAAGTTGGCGGTCAACTTTAAGTACAATCCGCAAACACAACAATTAGTAATCACGCTGGACGATGGCACAACGCAGAATGTTGATTTGTCCGCTCTGATCACGCAGTATGAATTTATAGATAGCAATACCATTGCATTTGAAATTAGCAGTGACGGTAAGGTGTCCGCAATCGTGAAAGAGGGAAGTATCCAAGAAAAGCATCTGCGCCCAGATTATCTTGCAGATATTAAAGTGGAATCTGCCAAGGCGGTAGCATCTGCCAAAAGCGCAGGGGTGTCCGAAACCAACGCGGCAAAATCTGCCACAGACGCAAAGGACAGCGCAGACCGGGTACAGGGAATCGAAGACGAGATTAACAAGAAACTCACAATGACAGAATTTGATGTGAATGAGGATGGGGAGTTGATTTACACGGACAATGCGGCATATAACTTTACCGTTGATAATAACGGAAATTTGAATTGGGAGGTGGCTTAATATGGCAGTGGCAGGTAGAGTAGCAATCGTGCCTAAAGGCGAGTGGAGCGCAAATGCTACATATAAGAGATTGGATGCGGTAACTCATAATAACACATTGTATTTTGCAAAAAAGAATGTTCCGGCAGGAACGGTAACAAGCAATACGGAATACTGGTCTAAGTCTATCGTGGGCGGTGCTAGTGCGATTGCAACAACAGAGGATGCCGGAGTTGTAAAGCCGGACGGAAAAAGCATGAGCGTAGATGAAAGTGGAACGCTTAGTATTAACTTGGATGGCGCCACAATTACATTGGACGAAGCGAAAAACGTCATAAAGTTGGCAGATACATTAAAGGATAAAATCGGAAGCGCACTGCAACCGGAAAGTATCGTAAACAACCAGATTACGACAGAGGAAGGATTTGCACTTGATGCGCGGCAGGCTAACCCGAATATAGACGGTTCGCTGGCCAAGCAGGTGGCTGAATTAAACGGCAGTCTAAATAGTAAGAAAATACCATCATTTGGCATCGAAAACATATTTACTGGAAACCCGTTTTGTATAGTCAACAATGGTTCCGATGTAATAAGTGTACAAACCGATTGGGATATAGACAATGGCGGCTATATGGTCAAAAACATAAAGTATCCTGCAGGAACGGCTACTAATCTTACGGTCTCATTATCGTTACCTGCTAATAGCATTGTTATTGTTGATGTAAATACACTTAATGGAGAGAATATTGATATACAAGGTTCACTAATTCGATGCAATTTGTCAAATAGTGCATCAGTATGGAATCTATCCATTAGATTCACAGGACGTACAAGTCAGACATTATCTGATATTAGATATATGCCGTTAGTTATCCACTTAGGTTAAAGAAAGGAAGGTAATAAAAATGGACAAAATTATCCTGCCGTTTAAGAAAATATATCGAACAAACATTCGAACGTAACTTATAAACCATTTTTTATCATAGAAAGGAATAAAAAATTATGGACAAAATTATCCTTAAAAACAAAACAGAGTTCGAGATTGCCGATGGAGCAAGTCTCGGCAATATTCAGATCAAGTCAGAGAATTTCGATGCCATCAAAACAATCACAGATGCTTTCACGGAGGACAACCTGCAGGAAGTTACATTTACACACAACGATGCAGTGTCGGGGAAATACACCGATCTGAAATCCGATGGGTTTACATACGCACCGAATACGGACAAGGCAGGTAAGGAAGATGGAACTTACACGGTTACTATCAGGCTGCGGACAAAGACGGAAATGGAAAAGGCAATTGATGAGCTTAAAGCAGGGCATGAAGCAAACGCAGAAGCAATCGAAGAACTGGCAAGCATTGCCGCAGAAAGTGAGGTGTAAGACATGGTTAAGTTTTATGTGCGCAGAATCTTGGTAGACAAGAAAATGACAATTGATGATGTACCGGAGAGATGGCGCGAAAAGGTGCGAGCAGAAATTGAAAAGGCAGAGCAGACAGCGTAAGGGCATCTTTGGATGCCCCTTTTAAATTGGTACAAAATCAATCTTGGCATCCATTACAATATAGTTAGGAAACTTCGGAAGGAGTGAAATCATGTGGTCTAAAACTTATAACGAGCGTCGGCTTACCAGAGTTGAAGCGCGCGCTAAATCGAATACACACAGAATCGATAAACTAGAACCAATTGTTGAGGAGATACATACAATGAGTGAAACGATGGTGCAGTTGGTCGAGGAAGTAAAGCATACTAACGAGAATGTGTGCGCCTTGGATGAGAAGATTGATAGCATGGATGCTCGCGTCGATGTTATGGAACGCGCACCGGCAGAAGATGTTAAAAAATATAAGTCAGTCGCTATAACTGCAATCATCAGCACAATTTCCACGGCTCTTGCTATTGGTTTGGTTTCGATGATTGCTCAATATATCAAATAAGAAAGAAGAGGTATTTAATTATGAAGAATTGTGTATTTAAAGCAAACGTAGACACTGTTAAATGGTTTAAGGCTGCCGGCATCCGTGCCGTTAAGACAATGGCACAAACTGCAGTTGCAGTGATCGGCACCGCCGCCGTGGTATCGTCCGTGGACTGGGAACTGGTTGTATCGTCTGCGGTTGTAGCCGGTGTTGTATCTTTGCTCACCAGTGTAGCAGGAATCCCGGAAGTGAAGGAGGAGTAATTACATATGAAAATTAACGTACATGCCGGGCATAACCCGGATGGAAAGATCGCCTGCGGTGCTGTTGGACTCATCAAGGAGTCCACAGAGACACGCAAGGTCAAGAAAAAAGTGATCCGACTCCTTAGAAAGAAAGGACACAAGGTGTATGATTGCACCTGCACCAATGGGACAAGCCAGACGGATGTCCTGAAGCGGATCGTAACAAAGTGCAACAAGCACAAGGTGGATCTGGATATTTCGATTCATTTTAATTGTGGAGTCAGGGATAAGAAAGGCAATGGCAAGACGACCGGAACGGAAGTGTATGTGTACAGTGAGAAAAGCGCAGCGAAGCCAGCAGCAGAACGTGTTGTTGAAGAGATTGCGGCTCTTGGCTTTAAAAATCGTGGTGTAAAGATCCGGACTGATCTGTATGTGTTGCGCCGAACCAATTCTCCGGCCATGCTGATCGAGTGCTGTTTTGTGGATGATAAGGACGATGTGGAGCTGTATTCTTACAAGAAGATGGCGGCAGCAATTGTTACTGGGATTCTTGGACAAGCGGTTAAGTAGATGACACGAAAGATGACACAAATTTGAACAATGTATGAAAATAGCGTATCTTACATTGTTTTTTAGAGGGTTCGACTCCCGTCTAGTCCACTAAAAAAGGTGCTTAAATAAGCACCTTTTTATTTTAACAATTCCGTGATATTGATTACAAGATTATCATAAATACATACCTGTATATCATCATCAAAACGGTATTGATCTGACTTTTCTGGTGAATCCGGTTTGGCGGTGCCAAATGAAATTATAGCATAATATCGTGAGTGTTATTTTAGTGGAAAAATTACGAAAAAAGTGATAGCATGATAGCATAGAAAATAACCAAAGATGAAGGAGAAGAAATGTTTCGACTGGTGGCAGATATTACAGAATTAAATATTGATCAGGTAAAGCTTCCGAAGATTCCGGGACTGGGTATGCTTATGAAGCTTCCAAATAAACAAAAAATTTCCATGATTGTCAGTGTTTTAAATGCGCAGAAAGGTCAGTTCCTTCCAAAATGGCAGGAGGCAGTGAATCAGAAGTGGGGGCAGTTGCAACTTTTGGATTATCAGGTGGAACAGCCGGGGGACGGAAGCTGTCTGGCGCGCATCCGGATTGATGTGGGAAATGCGGATTACGATAAAGCGATTGATTCGGTCATTCCGCATGTGTTTCAGGAAAAGGATGCCCATACGGTGCTCGGTGGGGATTATGCCGGATCTGGAAACCTGCAGGAAGTGATGCAGTTTATGCACAATGCACCGACGGCGGCAAAGAAGGAATTTTACATTGTAAAGACATTAAGCGTGGAAAAGGAAACAATTGCAAGAAACTTTGAAAACAGTGCGGCTTCCCAGGGAGCGGTACTTCGAATTGGAAGTCTGCGTTTTTTCCTGAAACAATCCTAAAAAGGCAAAGGAACAAAAGATGTTAGGAAATACAAAAGGTAAAATGATTAATCAGTATGTGCCGGATTATGTACTCTATGATCTTGAGACAACCGGTACTTCGAGTAAATATGACGAGGTTATTGAAATTTCGGCTGTCAAAGTAAAAAACGGCGTGGTTACAGAAGAGTTCAGTCAGCTTGTGAATCCGGGCAGACCGATTCCCAGCGCGGCAAGTGCAGTAAATCATATCACGGATGATATGGTGGCATTTGCACCAATGTTTGATTCCGTATTGCAGCAATTTCTTGCTTTTATCGGAGATGATGTGCTGGCAGGACATAATATCAATCGTTTTGATATGAAATTTTTGTATCGTGATTGTGAACGGTATTTCGGTCAGACACTAACCAACGATTACATTGACACACTGAAACTGGCACGGCTCTGTCTGCCGGAACTTTCG